ACTCGCCGACGAGTCGTCCTGGCCGCTCGACAGCCCGAAGCGCCCGGCCTTGTCGATAGCGTCGACGATGCTCTTGCGTAGCGATCCCGAGTCGGTGCGCGCGAAGCGCTCGACCGCGACACCGCGATCCATCGAGCGGCAGTGGTACAGGTTCCGCGGGTCGCCGTAGCGTGCGTCCCACTGGTCGCGGAAGATTTCCCACACGTGCGTGCGCTCGGTGCGGATGTTCTTCCCCTCGGTCCACACCTTCACCATGCCGCGGCCGAAAATCTCCGCGTCGCGGACGATGCGCGGGCCGTGCCTCTCGAAGATGCGCTGTCGATAGAATTCGCCCTCCAGGAACTGCGTCTGCTTGCGCGCGCGCTTCTGGTTCTTCCACTGGCCCTTCTGCGTGAGCACCTGGGGCAGCGGGCGGTTCTTCGCGATCTTGCTCTGGAGCGAGTCGACGGCCTGGCGGCAGACGTTGTAGGGCAGCGTCGCGGGCCCGTACTCGTAGCCGCGGCGACTCTCGCCCTTCACGCCGGGGCGGTCAGATGCGCAGTAGAGCCCCGCGTGGTACTCGTCGGCGTCAACGCGCCACGCGGATTCGTCGCGCACGATGCCGAAGACCGAGGTCAGGGCATCGTGCACCTGATCCTTCGGCTCGCTTTCCCAGCGCGCGGTGGAGGTCTTATTCCCGGGTTGCACTCAGCCGACGCACGGGGCCGCCGGATGCAGCCATGGTCACGCGGGCGCGCTCGGCGCGGTCACGTTCCACGATCTGATCGGGGCTGAAGCGTTGCTGGGTGGTGTCTTCGGTCGTGGCGGAAGTGATGAGCGCGGACTCGTGGAGCTCGATGCCGTTCCATCGAAGCACGCGCAGGGAGACCATCGCTTCGACGTCGCGGCGGAGTGCTTCGCGCGCGGTGTCGGCGGTGTCCGGCTCCAGACTGTCGTCCAGGCTGCTCATCCCTTCGGAAGGCGTATCACGCCCCCCGGGTCAGCGCTACCACCACGGGCAGCAGTACACGTCGCCAGTGAGCTTGCAGCTCTCGGCAATCCACCACCCACTGCACTCGGCGCGGTAGACGCGGCCCCAGTACTGGCTCCGCGTGGCGACGGGGAAGCATCGACCGTCGTCCGGCATCTCGCACGACAGCGGGGCATCCACGACCGCGTCCCCAGCAGCATCCGGAGACTCTGCGACGGCTGGCGGAGCCACCACCACGGGAGACTCGGGGTCAGACGAGCAGGCGACGAGGAACAGTGCCAGAGCTGCGGCGCGCATACCTCAGCGATACGGCCGCCTGCGACGCTGCGACATGGGTCATTCATGACAAGCGTCACTTCTTCCACGCTGCGCCAGGACCGCGGTCCGTCGCCGGGCGCGCGCGCCACCAGGGGGTCGTCCCGCGTTCCATGTGGGCTCTCCTGCGCTTCTCCTTCGCGCCGTCGTCGGGCGCCGCCCAGCCGGCCTGGGAGTGGCGCTCGCCCCACCACACCGCGAGCGCGACGCTGAGCACGAGGTCGTCGTGGTCGCCCTCGCGCCACGCCTCGTAGCTCTCGTTCGCGTGGGTGTTGATCTTGACCTTGAAGGCCAGCATCTCGGTGGTCAGCACCTTCGCGAGAGGCAGCTTCGAGCGGACGTGGAGCCGCCCCGTCTGGAGCGCGATGGCCATGGCCGAGACGAGGATGCGCTTCGGCACGCGCCAGAAGCCGTCGTCGCCGATGGTGACTTGCTGGCCGGCGGTGATGGTGACCGGGATGGGCTCGAGTCCCGCGGCGCGGAGCATGTCGATGACCGGTCGCCCCACGCCCGTGGCGTCGACCACGAGGTCCGGCCGGCCGTGCACGTTGAGCTTCGGGTGCTCCACAGTGCGCTTCACCGACTGGATCACCTCGGGGTAGGGCGTTTTCAGCGGCGGTCGCTCGAGGTGGATCGCCGTGTAGTGGTCGACGGACTCGACGCCGCGGTGCGGGTCGCGTTCGCCGAGCTGGCGCAGCTCGCGGTCGAGCACGGCGATGGCGGAGTAGTCGGCCGCGAAGCCGAGGTCGAGGCCGATGATGGGGATCATCCGAACAGCGTCTCCCCGTCCTCGAGCGCCATGTCGATCTGGTCGGACGTGAACACGCCGTCTAGGGTCTCGCAGAACTCCGCGCAGTATTCCTGGCGGTACAGCCACGCGGGCATGGTACGCCGCTGCTCCTCGAGGAACTCGCGCGAGATGCGCGGGCACTCGTCGGCGGTCACGCGGATACGCTCCCAGTCGTCGCCGCTTGCCGCACGGCGTGCTGAGCAACGCGATCTCCCCGTTGCTCACCGCGAGCATCGGGCCGACGGCGCCGAAGAGCGCGTCATCGCAGAACGCGGCCTCGTCGACGAGCACCATGTTCGGCGCCGAGTAGCCGCGGATGGTGTCCGGGCTGCCGGGAAGCGACACGATACGGCTGCCGTTGGCGAGCCGCACGCTGCGCTTGTTGTCCTCGAGCCGCTTCGGGCTGTCGGGTGCCTTGCGGAGGAACTCGATGACCTTGTCGAAGAGCAGCCCCGACTGCCGGTCCGTCGGCGACACGCAGAGCACCAGCGAGCCAGGCCGGTACGTGGCGCGGTGCGAGGCTCGGAGCGCGGACGTCGTCGACTTGCCCCACTGCCGGGTGCAGTTGAGTAGGATGCGCTTCCGCGTCGAGCGGAGCAGCTTCGCCTGCGCGGCGTCGGCCTCGATGCCCACGGCACGCGCGTACGCGACGGGGTCGAGCGCGAGCTCGAGCTCCGCGTCGAAGCGGCTACGGGCGGCCACGTTTGGCGGCGGCCTTGGTCAGCAGCTGCGCGGTGTGCGGCGAGTGCATCGGGTTCTCCGGCTGCGTGTCCTCGACGACGCAGATCGCGTACGGCGCGTCCTGCACAATGACGTTCGGACCGCCGACGCGCGTCACCTCGACGAGCGAGATGCGCCCCGGTTCGATCTCGACGATGCTCCAGCCGTCCTCCTGCGTGAACCGGTCGATACGACGGTTCAGGTCGACGGGGATGGCTCGCTCGAACGTGACTGACGTAATCATGCTGCCCTCGCTCCGCCGACGAGCTCACGGGCGAGCCACCAGCGATCTTCGTACCACGACGCCGGCACCCGCACGCCGCACGGCACGCGCTCGGTGTTCGTGCGCCGGTCGTGCACGGCGCGCATCTCGACGAGGTCGTGAGTGTACGCGCACGGGCGCTCCAGCCTCGAGCCGAGCAGGTCCGCGACCATGTCCGCGCCAAACTCTGCGGCGTACATGCGCTTCACGCCCACGTAGTGGATCACGTCGCCGGTGAAGCACGCGTACGCCCAGATGACCGGTGGGCCCGCGGCGGTCGTCACTGCGCGCTCCGGATCGCAGAGCACGACGGTCTCGGCGCCCTTGAGCAGCGTCTCGATGATGGGCGCGTGCTCGCGCCAGTAGCGCCGCTCGGCGTCGGTGCCGTCGCGGTGTGCGCCGCGCGCGACGTTGGGTCGGCTGTGGGCGAAGGACTTCAGCCACAGGAACACGACAGCGTCCTCGTCGGTCGCGGCGTCGTACGGCCTGCGGATCCAGTCGCTCACCGTCCCCTCCACGGTTGATCCGTCTCGATCTCGAACCGGACAACGCGGTACCTCAGGTCAAGCATCGAGTAGAACTCGCGACACGCGCGGGGGTTGAGGCGCGCGTCGGCGTCCTTCACCAACGCGGCGATGCCCTCTAGCTCGCGGTCGCACCACGCAAGCAACTGAGCCTTCGTAATGGTGAGCTCGGGCGTCGTGACGTCACGAAAGTCGCTCACGGGCGCTCCGTCCAGTCCGGCCGCAGCGCACCGGTCGCGAGCGCCGTGAACGCCAGCCGCGGCACGCGGAGTTTCGCCATGTGGCGCTCGTAGGCCTCGCGGGCGACGCTCCAGTCGGTCACGCCGCCTCCCCGATGGTCGCGAGCACGTACGCGCTCGACACCAGCACGAGCGTGTCGTCGCCCGGCACCGTGTGCACGCCCATGCGGTCGTAGACCACACGCTCGCCGACGCTGAGCGAGACCTCGCGGAACACGCCGTCTTCCTCGACGCGGCCACGACCGACGCCGCGCACCGTGCCGCGACGCGTGTCCTTCTTCGCCGTGTCGGGGATGTGGATCAGGCCTGAGGGCGTGGTCGACGACGCGGGCTCGACCTCGATGAGCACGAAGCCGTTGTACGGCCTGAGCGCGCTCACGCGGCACCCTTCGGCGGCAGCGTCTTGCCCTTGCGCTGCGCGACGCGGCCGACCTCGACGGCCACCGCCTCAGGCATCACGTCCAACGCCGCCATCGCGTCCAGCAGGTCGCTCACCAGCGAGCCCACCGCCGCGTCGTGCTGGAGGAACGGGCCCCCGCACGTGCGCACCGAGATGTACGCCGACGCCTCGCGGCCCCGCTCGTCCACGACGGTGACGGCCATCTGCTGCGCATCCGACTTGCACGACTTGAGCTTCATTTCGGGTCCTTTGCTCTGACGCGCTCGAGGAGCCGCTCACGGCACCCGGCGCACAACTCCGACGCGATGGCACTGCGCCACGCGTCCCACTCCTCGGCCGAGATGGCCGCCGTCGTCATGTCCACCCGCTGGACGTGGAGCCCGAGCAGCTTCGCCTGCGAGTCGATAGCGCTCACCGCGGCCTTCAGGTCTGGCGCGTCGTACAGCATGCCCTCCGCGGTCGCCGCCTGCTTGGTCAGCGAGCGTGCATGCACGTCCTCGAGCATCACGAGCAGCCGGGTCTTGGCTTCCTCGCCGTCGCCGATGGCCAGTCGGATGAGCCGGGAAGCCGTCGTCGCCCAGCCGCTCACCGTGTGCGGCGTCACCCCGTACTTCGCCGCCAGCATCTCGTGGCTCACACCGGTGCGCCACGCCCCCGACGTCATGAGCCGCATGACCTCGCGGATCGCCTCGTCGGTGTCCTCGCGCCCACGGGCACGCGTGAGGCCAGACTCGGCGCTGTTCGGCGGCGGCGTGCTCACGCTGCGGGCATTCGATGTCTCGCTGGGTGGGGCCGCGAGGTGCGGCGGTCTCTCTCACGTAGCACATCCGCGCCGCATTCAGTGCCGCTATATCGCCCCATGCTGTCGCTTTTGTGCGCGGGTTCCTCACCCGCGACAGTCGCGATTCGTTCACGATCGTCAATCGCATGAGTCTTGCTATGGCGCGGCGTATCCCACGGTCGCCTGGGAGCCATACAGCGCCCTGGCTCCAGGCGACCGGAACCTACGAGGTATGACCCATGATTCCCGAGCAGCTCTTCCGGGTTTGGTTCCGCGCGAAGCTCCGCCGATATCGCGCATTGAAGCCGGTGATCTAGTCTTCGGTCGCCCCTGGGCACGTTCGCAGGCAGTTCTTGTGCTGCGCCTGGCAGTTCAGCCCGCAGACGTTGTCCGCCCCGCACGGCGCGCGGCACGTGTTCCCGACGACCATGCACTCGCGCACGCACTGGTTACCCTCGGGCGTGTTCGGGACGTGGACTCGGGAGCACCCGAGCAGGACGGCGAACGCGACCAACCCCACGACGACGAATCGGCTCATCGGCCGAGCTTACGCCCGCCAGACCCCGATCTAGACGGCGTAGGCGGCTCACGGGTGCAACTCGCACTCGAGCCGCCGTCGCACTTGCATGACGGCAAGGCGCTCGGCCGGCTTCCGCGTGCCGGTCTTGCCTTCAAGTCGGTCCTCGTACCGGGAGAGCCACTGGCACACCGCGTCACGAGCGGCGACGAGGTTGGCGAAGTCGTCGATGGCGAACCCAGCATCGCCGAGGTGCCTCACGAGCGCCGTGCGCTCCGCTGAGTCCTGGACGGCCCCAAGTACGTCCCGCCACCTAATCCGCGCTCCTGAGCGGCGCGCTGAGACCTGGACCCCTGTTTTTGCCTGAGTTGATGCGCTCATATTTTCTTCCCTCGCTCGGTTGCTGCCACGTACGCCGCCACGGCCTCGGCCGGGCTCCTGACGGTCTCCACGACCCCTCCGAGGGCGCGGACCTTGGCGGCCCACGCCAACTGGCTCTCGCGGAGCTCCCCGGTGAGCGTTTTAACCTCTAGGCCAACGACCATTCCCCGCGGGGGGACGATGACCAGGATGTCGGGCGTCCCGGGCGGACAGAGCTGCATCCAGCCGCCGCGGACCTTGACCTTGCCGGCCTGGGCGCGGAAGGCGAAGGCCCCCGCGGCATGAAGCGCATCGAGGATCGCCTTCTGGATCTTGGTCTCGCTCATCGGCCGGTCTCCAGGTTCTCGAAGCGCGTCGTCGGACCATCGAAGCGGAGCTTCACGGTGCCGGTCGGGCCGTTCCGGTTCTTCTCGATGATGAGTTCCGCGACGCCTGGCTCGGCGCTGCCGGGGTTGTAGTATTCGTCGCGGTACAGCATCGCGATGACGTCGGCGTCCTGCTCGATCTGCCCCGAGTCGCGGAGGTCCGCCATCCCTGGACGCTTGTCTTGGCGCTGCTCAACCCCGCGGTTCAACTGCGCGACGCCAATCACGGTGGTGTTGAGCTCCTTGGCGAGCGCCTTCAGTTCGGTGCTCACCTCACCGACCGCGAGTTCGTGCCGCTGCTTCACAAGCAGATCGCGGAGCTTCACGATCTGGATGTAGTCGACGACGATGAGCCCCAGCTTCCGGTTCTCTCGTGCGAGCTTCGCTGCGAGACGGCGCGAGCGCGAGACGATGTCCGAGACGTAGGGTCGCCCCTTCGCCGCGTCGTCGACGTACAGCCCGAGCCGCGCGAGCTCGCCGATGGAGTGCGTCGCTTTGCGAATCTCGACGCTGTCGAGTCGGCCCGCGCGCGTCCGCACCAGCGACAAGCCGGCCTCGGTGCAGAGCATGCGCGCGGCGAGCTGCTGGGCCGGCATCTCGAGCGAGAACACCGCCGCCACCTCGTTGCGCTTGGCGACGTTGACGGCGACGCCGGTGATGAAGCTGGTCTTGCCCATGCCCGGCCGCGCCGCGACGACAATCAGA